CAAGAATATGTTGATGAGCTTGTAGGATTGGTTGAGCATGTTAGGGATGCCCAGTTCAGTATTGGTGATGCATTGATGTATATCATAGAGCTGCATGGCGGGCAGAAGTCAAAAGTGATTAAATACTTGGCTGGAGTGTTGCAAATCTCTGCCAGCAGTTTGTATGATTATCATCGGGTAGCCAAAATCTGGACACCCGACTTTCGTCAGATTTACCAGTCATTGGACTGGTCGATTTATCGCAATGCTAATCCAAATGACCCAGAGGACAGGGCGCTTTTGGACCGCTGTATTGACGAAGGTTGGAATGCCTCTCGGTTCAGAGAGGAAAAGTATCCGAATATAAAAGATCCAGTCAAGATGCTTGGAAGTGCGATTGGTATATTGGGCAGGCTTATAACTGATGAGATGTTGACTGAACAGGAAGACGCAGAAGTTAGAGATGCTATAGTTCTGTTAGAGGATGTGCGAGACAAGAGGCTTGGATAATGTATGTCTGGAAAGAGCATAAATTCTTAGTTGCTGAGATTACTCCATCAATGAGACTTATGGCTGAGGCTGAATTTCGAAGCCATATGAAGAATAGAATTGTGCTTAATGAAAAGACGGTCTATGCTCGCAAGAGCTCGAGGTTGGCAGGTATAATTGGTGAGTTGGTTTTCGCAGAAATATATCCACAAGCCAAAAAGAGTAAAAACTTAGGCTATGATTTTCTGTATAATGGGCTGCGTGTGGATGTCAAGACAAAGTGCAGGCATTACCCGCCAAGAATTAGCGATCAGGCATCCGTATTCAGTTATCAGAATGGAAAGCATATTGACTTACTTTATTTCATGAGCACTACGCCAGAATTTGAGCTAATGTGGTTATGTGGCTGGATTACAATTAGTGAATTCATGCATCATCCAGAGTTAGAGCGCTGGAAAGGAGGTCAAGTAGACACGAATAATGGCATGAAGTTTATTGCTGACACGCATAGTCTAAAGTATGAATATCTTAGTCCAATTAGAATTGAAAAAATTGAAAGAGAAGGAGTAATTGATAGGAGCAGAAATGGAAAGCAAAATTGATTTACTTACCGAATATGAGGATGTTTATTTGAAGTTCTCTGATTTGCAGGCTGAGCTTGAGAAGGCGCGTCAAGATGCTATCCCGCCTGAGGTGCGAGAGCAGATTGAAACTATTGAGGCTGAGTATCAATCCAAGCTTGATGCTATGCGAGAGAAGCTAAAGTCACTTGAGGATGAAGTAAAAGAGCTTGTATTAAGTATTGGTTCAACGCTAAAAGGCAATGTGGTCATGGCAGTTTATCGTAAAGGTTCTACTAAATGGGACGAGAGACACCTTGAGCGCTTAGCTGCTGAATATCCGCGCATTTTAGAGGCAAAGATTGAAGGCAAGCCTTCAGTTGCAATTCAAAGGATAAAGTGAAAGGAGCAGAAATGAGTTATAAGCATATATGGCACAATTATGAGATTGAACATCCAACTGATGAGAAAGACTATTTAGTCTTTGTGGTGGCTGACGATGACTATGGCAATGTTGATTACTTTGATGTTTGCCAGTGGAACGGTGAATATTTTGAAGGTGGTGGCAAAACAGGAATAGATGATGGGTTAGGCCCAGCATACTGGATGGAATTGCCAGAGTTCCCGGCCAGCAAGGCTAAGTCAGATGACACTCAACTTGGCGAAGAAGAGTTAAAGGCTATGTATGCAGTGATTGTTTCTCTACAGGAGTTAGCTGATACGATTGCTGAGATGTTTGCCCCGTTCTTTGAGCAGACATTGAAACTTCTTGATGATAACCAGATAGAAAATGAAGAAAACATAGGAGATATCTAATGACCGCTGAACCTATAACCCTGCTTGACTTAGCCGCTGGTATAACGCTTATAATTGCGCTCGTGGCGATCGTGGTGAATGTGGCGTGCTTGATGAAAGAGTATATAATTAGTCGAAATGACAGAACACGATGAACAGTCCAAGCTGTTTAGCTGGACACGCTATCGCCCAGAGCTTCGCTGGATGTTCGCCATCCCGAACGGTGGGCAAAGAGATAAAATTGTAGGCGCACGTCTCAAGCAGGAGGGCGTCCGTGCTGGAGTCTGGGACGTTTTCGTTCCAATTCCGAGTAGTGGCTATCATGGCTTGTTTATCGAGATGAAGTTTGGACGCAATAAATTAACCGACCTACAAAAGGAATTCCAGAATTTTGCCACCCAGCAGGGCTATTGCTGCCGAGTGGCTTATAGCGCCGATGAGGCGATCAAGATAATTGATGAGTATCTGGGGCTGAGTAATGGATAGTCTACTTTCTGACGGCAAGCCGCACTTTGTGTATATTGACGAGGAAACGAAAAGAATGTGGTGGTTGATGCCCGACTTTGAAACTGTACGCCTGTTCAAAACTGGCAAAGAAAACTGGATAGAAATTCCAATCGAGGACTGGGAAATGGCGGATATCGAATTTGCCAGCATATTGCCTGACCTTATGCTTAAAGACGAGGATAAATAAAATGGATGACCTTGCGAGGCAAGTATTAGAGAAACGAACGGGAGAGCCAGCCAGAGAGAAAATTAGACGGCTATTCGGCAAAGCTGGGCTGACTGAAGATTATGCCCGCAAGATGATTGCCGGAATGCGTCTTTATATTGAAAAGACAATGGGCGGCTCGGATAAAATTAGGAACGAAGAAACCGTCAAATATTATCGTGACGGAACGAGAGAATATGTTCGAGAGGTCACGCTGACGGATGGTGAGGCAGCCGACCCAGCAGTTGTAATGACCAAGATGGGCTTCGACCCGCTTAAGTGGGAGCTGATAGACTGTAAACTGCGCAAGGGCAACTGGGATAGCACAATCAAGAATAATGACGGTGAGCCCGTTACCGTGACCAATTATTCTTACAGTGTAGCTATCAAAGTCAAGCCGATTACAAATTCGCCATTATCCCTTGATGCCGTGATTGATATAATTAGTAAAATCAAGATCCCCGAAATTGAGCCAGTTGACAATAATCATAAGAACACGCCTTATATGCTGGAACTGCCGATTATGGACTTGCACTTGGGTAAGTTGGCTTGGGACAAGGAAACGGGCGATTCCGATTTCGACTTGAAAATTGGCGAGCAGCTTTATCAGGACACAATCAATGAGCTGCTTTGCAAAGTGCTTAGGTCGAATTATGAGCTGAGCCAGATTGTGTTCCCGGTAGGGCAGGATTACTTCCACTTTGACAATCCGAAAGTGCAGACGACTTCTGGCACGCAGCTCGACTCTGATACACGCTGGAAAAAGATGTATTCGACTGGCATCGAGATGCTGGTTTGGGCGGTTGAGAAATTAAGGCGGATCGCCCCAGTATCAATTATGTGGGTTCCGGGCAATCATGATGAGGAGCTATCTTTTACGGCAGTTGTGGCGCTAAAACATATTTATAGCCAGACCGCTGATGTCCAAGTAGATGCCAGTCCGACAATGCGAAAATATGTTCTCTGGAAAAACAATCTTATCGGCTTTGCGCATGGGCGAGAGGAAGGCAAACGAATAAGCGGGCTTATGCAAACGGAAGCATCTGATAAGTGGGCTGCCTCGTCAATTCGAGAAATGCACTTGGGCGATCTGCATCAAGAGATTGTGCAAGAGGAAAACGGCGTTTTATTGCGCTGGATTTCATCGGTCACGCCTGCTGATGCGTGGAGTGCGTCTAAAGGTTTTGTGACTGCTCAGCGCAAAGCTCCAGCACTTGTATGGGGCGATTATGGGATAGACGCAATATTCAATAGTTATGCGCGGAACGATAAAAGTCGGTCGGGGCTGGAATGAACCCAAACCCCGACCATACTGCCGCGCGGCGCCTCAGGCGTCCCTGAGGGAGACAACCAATCTTAGAAAGGCTGTAACTGTATTATAGCAGATATTTTACAGGATTGCAAATCAAAATAAATGACCCGCCTCGGTCCGCTGGCTATTTCTCATAAGCGCTTATGAGGTTGACTTGCTCCAACTTCAGCTTGCGCATGGCTTTGCTGGAATGCCTCGCGTGGCGGGTACTGTTAAAATCATTATAGCACAAAAATGCCACGCTGACGTTATAATCAACGTGGCAACCTCTATGAGGATTTAGCCTGATGCTTTCGCAGAGCAGTGACAATCCCATTATATTTATTGTAAGAAATCTGTCAAGTTCTGATGTATTAATGACAGAGAATATCACTCTTGTGGATCACAGTTGAGCCACAAAACAGTTTGTGTATCATAGAATAGCCAAAATGAGACACAAAAAAATCAGCCCACTGTTCTGGGCTGATGTCAAAGGATAAACCTTCCACCTCCATATAGCTGGATTAATTAGATTATAACAGGATTGTAAAATTCTTGCAAGGGTTGCAGAGCTTTGAAAGACAACGGCACTTATTTTGCTTTGTATATAAGCAGGGTCGTCATAGAAAGAAAATCGTCAAAACTTTATATGAGAATAGGATAATAGTCAAAAAATGACCATTATCTTATATAGGGATTTTAGTAATTCGTCACTTTTAACAATCTGGTGACGAGTTGCGATTAATCAACTTATCCATT